ACTTAATGTTTTGTACTGAGTTAGGCCAAGCAGAAAATCTACCAGAGATTCTACCAAATACACCATAAGCATCAGCAATTGTTGTACTGTTTGATCCATTTACATCAGCTGCATAGAAATCAAAACCAGTCATGGTACCATTACCTAACACCCATTGATTAATTAACTGAGCATCTGCAGTAGAAATAACGTTACCAACATTCATAGTGTCACCTTTAACAGCAAGTCTTACAGCATAATAAGTGGTATCTATAAGCTCACTAAAGCTAAACTGACCACTATTATTTGTTACATATGTAGCATGTTGAGACCAAGTTGAACCAGTGTGTGGTTTCTTTTCTAAAGCAAGAGTTAAGTTTTTAGCTGCAGTTCCTGTTACATTTTTAAATGTACCGTGGAAGTTAAGTCTATTACCTAACCAAGCACCACCATAACTATAAAGATTTAATACAGTGTCTATACCTGCTTGTGTAGAAGCATATTTAGGAAATACAGAAGCACCAGTAAATCTTAAACTATCCACACTAGCTAAGCCTACAAATGTAGCAGCTGGTTTGTGGTTGAATGTAATTTCAAATTTTTCACTGTCTGGCATGCTATATATTGCACTAGAACCAGTGTAAACTAGAGAAACGGTTACAAAACCGTTAGCATTTGAGTCAATTGCTTGTAAATCTAAGTTAGAAGTTGAACCTAACAAAGCTACAGAAGCACTTGTGAAGGCATTTTTATCATAAAAAACACGGAACTGTACAGCAGTGTACTTAGTAGTTGTAGTGTTTTTCAAGGTAATTTTAGCTTTTGAATATCCTAAAGTAGTTGTACCCACTTTATAAGATGTATCAATAATAGCATAAATCCCTGTACCGGGAGCAGCTGGACCTGACTGAGCAAACATAGGAATGTAAGCCAATGTCATAAGCAAAAATAAGAGAACTTTTTTCATTGGGGAAATTTATATTTAAGGGTTAAGAAATTAATGTCTTTTTCCTTGGCCTCTGTACTTAGAAACTTTCTTTTCTTTTGGTCCAGAAGTTTTCTTATACTTACCACCTTTTCTAACACCAAATGTAATCTTGTTATTTGATGCTGCTGATTTTGCTTTTGCCATGGTTTATCTTATTTTAAAAGTGCATGATACTCTTTGAAATGCTTGATACGGTCAGGTAATCCAATAGTACCACCGTTAACTCTTTTAGTAACAGAAGTAACTGTTGCATCATCAGCACCTTTATCAGCAATAGCATTTAAGCCATTTTTGTTCCAGAACCAAGCTGCTGACAATAAAGGATATTGTGTAGCAACTAAATCCGGATTTGCAGTGATGTCTTCAGGAACTGTAGCATCAAATGCTTTATAGTTATCCTTTCCTGTTAACTGGATGTAGCCACGGCCACGGTATTTATAACCGTCACCGCTAGCTTCATCCCCATTTCCCATACGGCTAGCATAAACTTTGTTTGCAATTTTCTCAGGCTTACGTTCATATGCTGCAGCCAATGCATCTGTTGGAAAGTATTTTCCAAAAATGCCACGTAAACCCTTAGCTCCATAATTTAAGTTTTCACTAACAGCTTTGAACTGAGCACTTTCATGGCCAGTTTGAGCTAAAAAATGAGCAAGTCTTAATGCTGTGTCTATTTTATAGGTACTAATGACATCAGGCAATTGTGCAATAACAGAGTCAGGAATATGTCCTTTTAATTTTTCTAAATTCATGGTTTAAATTTTAAGTATATTTTTACAGCTGCTGCTAATACTAACACGGCAATAAGTATCCAGAACCTAAATATGGCACTTTTTAGCTTAGCCTCTGCTTCCTTAGCAACTAATTCTTTATCTCTAACAGAAAATATAAGATTTTTAATACTATCATCTTTAACAGATATCTCTTCTTTAAGGATGCTTTCAAGTTTTAAATCTCTTATAAATGCAGTTTTATGTAATGTTTGTGTAGTACTTACAGCCTCAGGACATTCTACAAATAAGAAATCATCAAGAATGTTAACTCTTGCTCCTGAAGGAAGAATGGTGTCAATGTTTTGATATGTACCACCAAGTTTAAAACTATCTACAGTTCTAGTAGTATCATGTACAATTTCAATATGACCAGTGTCTACTATGACAGTGTCATTAATACAATATCCTCTTTTAACTACTTCTTTTGCTACAATTTCAAACTTTTGGTTATCTTTTAATACTTGTTTTACAGGATTGCAGCTGCCAATAAGCAGTACAAGCCATAAAAATAATAGGTAGACACCTAAAATTATTACTATTTCTTTTGATTTTTTGAAACTAAACATAAACTATTCTTCAGTTTTTTCTTCTTTTTTTACAAATATCTTCTCTACAGCAGTTAAACCAAGGCAACCAAATGCTAAAGCTGCAACAGCATTAACTAATGTAGGAGCCGGAGCTATATGCTCTTCAGAAAATGAATTGTGATACATGGTAGCACACAATACTAATACACAGATTAAACCACATACTCTCTTCATACTTGGAGATCCTGGTTCATCCTTAAATAATCCTGATAAAAATGTTAAAACTTTCTTCATAATGTTACTTTTTTTGAATTTTTATATTTATTTTTGTCCTCCTCTTGATGTAAAAAAGCAAGGTCAGAATGTATATAATTAGGTATTTCATTTGGAGGATTAGGATTAGTCATACCAAATGTTTTATGGTTTAATGCATCCACTTCCTTCTGTAAATACTCAATCTGAACTTGATCAGCACTAGCTTGTGCAAGGAGTTTCTTGATGTCTGATTTCATTTCATTAACCGATGTAATGAGAAACCAGCCTAATACGGATATAAGAGATGGAAATAACCATATCTTAACCATATCAAGCATCTTACTTTCATTAGTAGTAGCCATCTTAGACATATATTAAAATAAACTTATATTACTTTAATATATTCTAATACGTTACCAGCTGGTCTTTTCTTGCTGATAATCAAGCTGTTAGGTTGAATTTTACCAGCTTTGTTTAAACGGTAAAAATAACGTAAACCTTCTGGTTGATAAACTCTTGTTCCACCGCCTACAGTCATTTGTGTAGTTGGTAACAATACTAAGTTGTTATAACTTCTAGGTTCTGCTTTAAAACCCATCATTGTAGATGGAATTGGAAAGCCAGATTCATCTGTATGAGCATAATAAGCTAATGTTACTGCCATAATTAAAATATTTAAGAATAAAAAATAATATAGTATCTACATAATAATATACCACATTTTACTCTACTCACCAACTAAATTTTAAAATTAACACCTTATGGATCCAAAAGAATATGAAGAAAAGCTTATCAAAAAACTGGTAGATGAATTCCAGCAAAATTTTTATGATAAAGTGGGCTTTATGCCTACTGTTATTATAAACAGAGAAGAAGAAAAGGTTGTACAGAAAGTACTAAGCTTAGATGATCTTAAAGAGATTGTTGATAGTCACCTGCCTGAAAAGTTTAAAACCAATGGTTGGACCCTTGAATCTGGCTATAGATACAGAGAAGTTGTCATGCTAAGACAAATATTCTGTTATATTGCTAAAAAACAAGGATATAATCTTAAACCTATTGGGGAAAAGCTAGGAAACCGTGATCATACAACTGTTATTCATTCAGTTAGAACTGCCAGTAACTTACTTGCAACTGACCCTATCTTTATCAGTGTTTATGATAATATTATTTATGACTTAGTAAAAAACCACGGAGATGAGTTTGCATTATTACACTCAGTTAAAGAAAAGTGGGATAACTCCCAATCAGCATTACATCCTGTATTGCTTTAGTAACAATGTTACATTTAATATTCTTTCTGGTACTGTTGTAAAAGGAGATATAGTCATGCTAAAAGCTATGAATATGTTAACTGAAGACAATAAGGTTACCAAAAGAGGGGAAGAAGTGCTAAGTGCATTGGATGCTTTGTATAGAAAGACAAAGCCCAATGTTAGCACCAACCTGCTCGGGGAAGAATATCTTACTGAGATTGCTACTTACAGGAACAAGTTTCCCAAAATGAAAAAAGCAACTATTGCAGAGGTGAGTGAGAAATTTGCAAAGTTGTTTTATATGAATCCCGGCCTGGACTGGCCAACTATACAAAGTGCTACGGACCTCTATCTATCTGAGATAGTAGAAGAGAAGTACACCATGAAAGCCTCCAATTTTATTATGGTACAAAAAGCTGGAGTAAATAACTATACCATCCTGGAATATATAGAAAGAATCCAGAATGGAGATGATGCAAGTGATAATGAGAGTGATGTACAAATGTATAAAATATCTTAGAAAAAACTTGCTTATTTGCATGTCAGGTTGTATCTTTGTAGACCCGCTAATAATTTAGCAACAAATTAAAGAATGAGTACACAACAACAAAGTCCTAACCCACAACAAGCTCCTAAATGGAGGCATGTTTCTGAGATCCGTAAAGAAACTCTTAGTTATATTAACAAGAGAAAACACGGTTTGATCAGATCCATTAAAACTCCTTGGGCCAAACTTAATGGTGTTATGTTAGATGGACTGGAATGGGGTGGTGTTTATGTAATTGCTGGTAGACCCGGCACTGGTAAGACCGCTGTAGTTTCACAAATAACTAACTATGCCCATTATAATAACCCTGACCAGGACTTTGCTATTCTGAACTTTCAATTTGAAATGAGTGACAGGTCAATTGGTGCCAGAGAACTTACAAAACCAATGAACATGGAAATGGCTCAACTATTTAGTGCAAAACCTGGAACTTATCTGAGTCAGCAAGACATGGATAATATCCAGAAGTATCATGAAGCTAGAAAGAATGATGACATTTACTATGTTACAGATCCATTAACAGCTACGGATTTCCGTAAAGAAGTTATTAAGTTCTACCAAGCTGTAAAAAAACCCATCATTGTAACTATTGACCACTCTGTACTAACTAAAAGAAGTACAGATGAACAAAGTCAAATAGATACTTTGTATGCTCTTTCTACAGAGCTTGTCTATCTGAAGAAAAGAATTCCAGATAGCATGTATATAATCCTATCACAAATGAATAGGACAATTGAAGACCCAAAAAGAAAAGAAAATGGGGTAGTTGGGAACTATCCTACGGCATCTGATATCTTTGGAGCTGATGCCCTCATGCAAAATGCTGATGTAACTATTGCAATGAACAGACCTGACGTTCTTGGAATATCACAGTATGGTCCAGAAAAACTTAAAGTGCACAATGGTATGATGGTTTTCCATCTTATCAAGAACCGTTACGGTGAACAGTGCATGCTTTTGTTTGATCAAGACCTTAAGCATTTTGAAGTTAAAGAGGGAGCAGCACCGGCATTTGGATCAGCCAAAAAACAAGTATTATCCACTAAACCTTAAAACATGGCTTTAAGCACTAGGTCAATTGGTAAGAAGAGTACGGTTGCTGAAAAGAAACCTTTGCTTACACAAAGACCATCAACGGAAGAAAGAAAGTTAATTGTGGAGGAAATGAGAGCTAACCATTCACTAGCATTTGAAATGTTAGGAATATCTAATCCTTATTTCTATCCTAAAGCAGCTTTCAAATGGAAAGACGGCCTTTACATTTCTTTGTATGAGAAAGAATTAACGGCAGAAAACTTTTTTACAGAACTAACGGATAACTTTTACAATCCACTTGATCCTGAAAAGAGATCATTGTATAGATTGAAAGGTAATCCAGATTATTTGAATGAGTATTACAAGAAGTCTGAGGAAACTTATGACAGATGGTTTGTACCGATAGAAGAACTAGAAGAGATCAATTTGACTTCCTTAGCTCTTAAGTCCACAGCTACTTCTGATTATACCGTTCTTGATGAAAAACCTCCATTTGAAATGGATGAAGAAGACAGTCCCGAGCCTAAAGATGCTCCAATGAGTAAAATGACAATGAAGGATCATTGTGCCATTGAGTGGAGACTACCTGTTTCAGATAAGCAGTGGTTAAATGATCTTATAAGAAAAACAAATATTGAATCAGCTAAAAAATCTAAGTAACATGGCACAAGGCATTCTTGTAATTGCAGAATCTGGTTCAGGTAAGAGTACATCTATAGAAAACCTGGACCCAAAAGAAACATTTATTATAAATATTAGTGGTAAAGCATTACCATTCAAAGGTTGGAAATCAAAATATACTATCTGGTCTAAAGAAAATCCAGATGGTAACATGTACATGTCAGCAAACCACAAACAAATTGAGGCTTGTTTGAAATATGTATCTGAGAAAAGACCTGAAATCAAAAATATTGTAGTGGATGACTTTCAATACATGTCTTCATTTGAGTTCTTTGATAGATCAGATGAGAAAGGTTTTGAAAAATTTACACAAATTGGTGCCGCATTGGCTAGAATATCAAAACTTCCTTTATCTTTGAGAGAAGATTTGATGGTATTCTATCTAACTCATGTTGAGGAAGGTACTGATATTGAAGGTAGAAAGAAATATAAAGCTAAAACTATTGGTAAAATGGTTGATGAGAAGCTAACTTTGGAAGGCTTATTCACCGTTGTACTATTTGGTAAAGTGAAAAAAGATAAAGACGGTGTTATCTCTTATGTATTTGAAACTGTAAACTCAGGTGACAATACATGTAAATCACCTAAAGGAATGTTTGCTGAACCAGCTATTCCAAATGACTTGCAACTTGTAAGAGAAGCAATATTAAACTATGAAAATTAATTAACCTAATAAAAACAGAAATCATGTCTTTAAGTACTAAGAACATTAAAACAGAAAGTAAAGTAAGTAAAACTTTATACCCAGGTAACATCACTGCCCGCATTTATGACATCCA